AGCAGGGGCACCATAGACTACACCATTATTGCCTTGACCCGACTCATCAACAATCACCCCTCGACGATTCGTACCAGTACCATGGCCAAATTTCCAATGACCAACTAGACCTGTTGGTGTGAACTTGTGATTCTTAGCCATTAGCTCACCTGATGAATGGAAACAGAGCCGCCGGTAGCGGCGTCAAGGTGGAAAGTTGCTTCCGTGCCGTCGAGCTGAACCGTAAAGGGAACGCCGGCAGGGAACTTCACATCGCCGCCCTGGGCTTGAGCGGCTTCATCCCCTACTGCAACCCAGGTATCTATCCCGACGACCATCACTGTAGCTCCGGCGGAAAAAGCGGTATCGCCTGCAATGGATTCTGCGGCGCCGGCAGTCGTATGGGTATGAGCCTTTGACTGGGTGACTTTATCGAGATCAGCATCGATGGGTAAAACCGTCGAGGCGACATCCACATTACCGATGTTCAGATCGCCGGCTTGGATGATAGTGTCCGGCGAGAGGATCCCTGGCTCTATGTCCAGGGTGGATCCTGCTCCGCCGTCGATGTCCTCGACTACTTTGAGCCAGGCGTTGTGGGCGCAGAAGCTGTTGGTCTCGCCTACCTTGAGCTCAGAGAGTCCGGCTGCACGGGCAGCGGCCGTAGTGGCCAGGGCGTTGACCGTGGCATCGGTGATGGACAGGTTCGAGTGCCACCAGATGGACTCGGCCCCCGTGTTCCGCAGGGTGTAATACACCTGGGTTTCGGGCAGCTCGATCCGTTGAACGGTGGCCGTAGTTGTGGTGGTATCGGGTGAGCTAATCTTAGACATCAGAGTTCTCCTTAGGTCAGTACTAGGTCAGTACATGGATAACTTCAACACGATGGTCATCTGTGTCCTGCGTATACATTGAATCGGAACGATTTCTCATGGCTCCGAGATTTCGGGGCCGTTTATCGTTATCGATTCGCATACTGCGAGGAAGATGAGTTTCGGAATACATTTTGTTCTGAGGTCCTGCTGCGTCTCCTTTGAAGATCTCCACCTGGGCAGAACAGGCTTGTAGGATGGTTATGCTGTGCTCGGGCCCGCCCAGGAACAGATCGGTGTAGTTCTGGGGCTTGACCGGGTTGATCTTGTATTCATAGTAGTAGGTCTGGTTCAGCGACGGCGTGGGCTGGAACATTACCTCCCAGGCCTGCTGGGCAGTGGGAGCCCCTGGCTTAGACCTGGTGGCGAAATATCGGGGGTAGCCAGTGGCGGCTGACTCTATGCTGCGTTTGGCCTGGATAATCTCCCTGGGCCGCTCCTGGAGATCCCGGTAGGGATTGGAGCTGTCGTAGCTAAAGGAACCGAGCAGGCTGGCAAAGTCGTCAGGTAGGGCGTAGTTGCCGTCAGCGGTCATAGTGAAGGTATCGCCGGCAGCTTCCCCGGAGGCGTCGCCCTTGACCCAGATCACGGTGGTCGAGACATACTTGTAGATGGTGTAGCTGGCCGAGGAGGTATCAAAGACAAAGGCCTGACCCTCCATGGAGGCGTAGAACTTGGCAGCCGTGGCGGTGACCACAGAATAAGCGACCCGGTGGGTTATGGTGATGGCCTTGGAGTTTCCTTCGCCCGAGGCATCTCCAGCGACCCGCACCTGGGTGGTGCTGATGTATTCGTCGATATAGTAGGTCCCGGCAACATCTCCGGCAATGGCCAGGGCGTCGCCTACCATGGACTCACTGAAGATAGCGGTGGTGGCAATGATGATCGAGTGGGGCCAGTCGTAGACCGGGGCCGCAGCAGTGGTCGTTCCGGCCGTAGTGGCCCCATAGGAGGGGGTTCCACTGGTGGTCCCGGTGACCGTGGCGTAGGCCGTCATGGTGGTGCTCTTGTTTAGAAATGTCCAGGGATACTCCCTCAGGAAGCGGCTGTAGCCGTCCAGGACGATTTCCTTGGCCTCCTGGTACTGGGTGTCAGACGGATTGGACCCATCCCAGCCGGAGGGCACATAGGTGTCGTGTAGAAATTTAGCTATCCGGGTAATGACTTCGCCGAACCTCAGCTGGACCAGTGAGGCCATAGTTTATCTCCTCGGAGAGGGGCTCAGGCGGAAGAGAAAAGGAGAAACTTCCGCCCTCGCCCCATAGTTACAGACTACCGAAGCTGAACGATCCGCAGCCAGTCGATGTGCAGGATCGGGTCTACTGTTCCGTCTGACTGACAGACGAAGGTGGGGACCATTTCCAGGATCGGGATGTTGGCCGTGACCAGGGCCGTTCCAGTGGCAGCACCATTCAGGTAAGCCTGACAGGTAGTCACACCGGCGCAGTGGAAACCAATTCGAGCCCAGGTGCTGTCGGCTAGGGTGGTGAAGGTCTCGGTGTTGCCGGTTCCGCCGTTCTCGCCGTTGAACAGCACGACGCCGTCGTCGCTTACCGAGCTGAACAGGATGTGGTCAGTCGTCGAGACCGCAGAAGTGCCGATGACCGTGGTGTCGATGTTGGCCAAGCCTATAGCCAGCTCTGGGCCGGTAGTTCCAGCGGTGAAGTCGGCCACCTTGACCCGGCACTCAAACCAGATGTCCTTGCCCGCTGCGGGGATGAAACACTCCCCGGTGGTTCCGCCCAGCTGCAGGTTACCACCCTGGCGTTGTGTGCTGGAGGCACTGTCAAGAAGCATGACTCCGCCAGCGGCGTCGTCAGCCTTCCAGGTACCTGTGGTCGCCTGGGTCAGGATCCAGCCACCATGCTCTTCGGTGGCCACACCGGTTTGCATGTCGGCACCGATGAAGTCGGTGAAGTACTCGTAGCCAATGTTCGGATCGAGCCGAATGGCTTCGAGCGGGCAGGAATCCCACAGGGCGTTGGGGGCGTAGGTCTTGACCCCCGGAGGATGCAGGCGGACCCACACCGCAGCCGGCGTGGCGGTCAAGTCAGCGTTGGTCGCCATGGCCGTAGCTACCACCGGGCCGGTAGCTGCCGCTGCCAGGGCGTAACTGCCGTTCTGCAGGGCCAGTTGGGTGGAGTTGATGGTGGTGTTCAGGGCAGACCAGCCCAAGACAACACTACCCAGACTGCCCGGTTCGACCACGGTCAGTTCGGTCGGGCCGGCACGGCCGATGGTGGGCAACCCCGTTACGAGGCCGGCGAAATACTTCATATTGGCCGTAGCGGGCTGTTCCACCCGGGTGGCCATGGTTTCGTCGGTGGCGTAGTCGTGGTTGTAACACACGGCGTAACCGTTGTAGATTGTGTCCGAGCCCTCGTACCACACCTTTTTCAGGTCTAGTGTTTCTGGGCCGGGAACCATTTGAACTTGCGAAGGCATAGTTTATCTCCTTAGAGATTAGAGTTACAAAACAGACCATACATCAGCGGGCAGTCGGAGGTGACTACTCGGCGGTGATGTAACTGATGATCCCTCCGCAAGACTGACGGTTGGTGCAGAGAGTGTTGTAGGACACATCCATGTGAGTCGTGGTCACATCCGGCTGGTACTTGTCGGCCGGGAACACCTCGGTGCGGAAGAAGTCGCCTTCTCGAACCGCAATTTTGAAGTGAGCCCAGTTGACGAAGATCACCGGGTAGTAGCCGTAGGCGGCGTTGTAGGTGTCCAGGGGTTTGAGCCAGATCAGGGGCAGGCCTTTGAACAAGGTCATTCCCTGGTACTTGGCCAGGTCGGAGCCAACATTGTCGTTCTGCTGCTTGGCCTTGCGTTCCATGTCCATGAGAGAGGTCTCGTTGACATAGATCCGCTTGTTCATGAACTTGGTGCTGTCGATGCCGCTGGCTATCCAGGGGGCCTCGAAGTCCAGGTGCCGGAACATGCGGCCCAGGCGGTCCTCACAGGTGTCCGTGTACTCGCCGGTGCTGTTGGGCCAGTGGGCATTCCAGTTTCTCCAGCGGGAGTAGGTCGTGGCCGAGATGCCGGCACAGTCGCTGGCCCCGGTGGCGTGGACGCCCTGGTGTGCTCCCTCGGGTGCCGTGGCCACCTGACCCGAGGTGATCGGGACCAGGTAGTAGGGCAAGCTGTAGGGATGGGTTGAGTCGTTTGAGGCTGAGTAGGCAGCCAGGAACTGTTTCTCGATCAGCAGGGCCACATCCATCTCCGCCACCTGGCGGCGTTCGCTCACCAGATCGATGAGCTGCTGGGTGGATCGGCAGGCCTGCATCTCGTCCCTGATCACGGAGAAGTGACCGTGGCCGTGACGCCAGCCGATGTTCAGCTCGACCAAGGTCGCACTGATTGAGGGCTGGTAGGTCTGGGCCGGCTGGACGAACTCGGCCGTTCCGGTTTCCCGGTAGTTGACAAAACGGTTGATGGTTTTACCCCCAACGACCATCTGCCGCTCGTTACGCATGGCTCTGTTGAGCAGCTCGAAACGGTGGATGTCGCTGTCGAAGAGGTACTCGAAGTTTTTGGCAGGTGGGTACTCGGCCAGGGTGGCTACGAGCATGTCCGCCATTTGTGAATATGATACGCCTGGCATTGTAGATGCTCCTTATGTTGCACACAACGCCAGTAGAGGCCAAGCTATTTGCTTGGGACCAGGGACACCCCGGCATCCGCACCAACCGCAGCGATCCGGGCATGCTTTGATGCCTCGTCAGACGCCGGTAGCGGCGTACTTCGCTGGTTGGTCGGGCGGGTAGTAGCCCGCCTGCGGCTCTTGGTGACCTGCTTACCTGTTTTCTTGCGCTGTGCTTCGGCAATTTTGTCGGCGTGGGTGAAGTGCAAAGCTCTATCGAGGGATTCGGTGAGGCTCAAGCTCTTACCCTGGAGCTTGAAGTACTCCTGGATATCACTGGCCTCCGAGAGCAGGGCGATCCTGGCTGCGGCCTGGGGGCTATTCTCGGCTAAGCCTGAGAAGGGGCCGGGTCCCATATCCGCAAAGACCTCACTGTCTAATCCCTCGAAGAATTTGTCTGCCGCTTCACGCCTACGCTCCACAACGAACTCACTCAGCTGCGCCTGAAGATCGGTGATGGCTTCCTGGTTCTGCCGGGATGCAGTCAGGTGGCGGTTACGCTTTTCCATGTCTGACTCGTCCTGCCAGTCGTCGTCGGCGTACTCAAAGGAGAGATCGCTGTCAGAGGCTTCCTGGCCGAACGCTTCGTCTGGATCGGCTTCGTCTGCCTGGGGATCCTGAGCGTCGGGGTTCTTCAGTCGCTTTTCTAGTCTGCCCAACTCGGAGGCCTTGGCGTGGAACTTCTTACCCAGAGCATTGATCAGGTCGGCGGGGGTGAGACTTTCCAGGCCCGTGATCTCCTGGTCAGAGAGGCCTAGTTCTTTAGCCATTGCAACCTGGTGCCGGTTCAGTGGGGGTTTGCTGATCTCCTTGGCCTTGGGCGAGGGTTCTTGTTCCCCTGGCTCAGGGTCGGGATCTTTAGCATCGCCGTCCGAAGTGTGCGGTCCCAGTTCTGGCTTAGACACTGGCGTTGGTTGCGGCTCAGCTTCCGATTCGCCTGGGGTCAGAACCTCACGGCCTAAAGCGCTCTCCATCACGGCAGCCAGACCTTCGTGCTTTTCAGCATCTGACTTGCCTTCTGGAGCAGCTGTGGCGGTGATACCCGAGCCCTCGGCGGGGACTGCTGGAGCAGTTGCCGTCGCTGCATCTTCTTTCTTCTTAGCCATCGTTTATCCTCCAAAGGTTTGCTGGGTTCCAGGCTAGGGCCCGGACTGTGACTTCCCTTGTTACTAACTGCCAAAAGCAAAGGCCCGCAAAGCTCCGAAGAACTCCACAGGCCTCGTAACAGGCAGGTGGTTACGCACCGATGGGCATGACTCCATCGTTGCCCGGCTTTTTAGCAGCCAACTGCCGGATTTCTCCCCGGCGGTTGGTATTATACCACACCTGCTTACATAAAGCAAGCATGTGGTTTTACTACTTGGATCTCAACCTCGAATCTCGTCCTTATCGTGCATCTGCCTGGCCTTGAGCACCTTGAACCTGGTGGCCCGGTCCCTGATGATCATGTTGCCGTTGGGTTTGAACTTGACCCCGTCGATACCGGCCTGGGCCAGCTCCCTCTTGAACTCGGGGATCTGGGCGGGTGAGCACCCTAGGGCAGCTGACTCGATGTCCACATTGTCCGCCATGCGGAAGCTTCGTTTCTCTTGCAGGGCCTCCTCGGGTAGATCGGCGAACCTGATCAGTACACCCTGGTACACGATGTACCTGCCGGGCTCGGGCTTCTCCACGCTGTCCCCGAAGATGCGGTCGTAGGCCTCAGCGTAGGCCTTGAGGTTACGATGGCGCCCTTCCTTGACTGGGTCTCCGCCTATTCTGCCCATCACATGTCTCCTATCATGAAAAAGCAGGGGGTCCGGTCTCCCATCCAGGCCCCGATGATGTTGAAATTGAAGTACTCGTAGGCCTCCTCGCAGGTCATCCCCTGGGACACCAGCTCCTGGATGACGATCCGCTCGTTGTAGGCCACGATAGGTTCCTGTCCGAAGCGAGTACACACACCCATGATGGCATCGTCGTGGCCGTCCACGAACAGCAGCTCATCGTCGCCGTGAGCCAGCTCGACACATTCCTCTCTAGTCATTTGTTCTCCTTTTTCTTCGTGTGAACCTCGCCGGCGTAGCTCTTGCCGTTCAGGTCCTCCATTCTTGACGCACTTTACAAAGGCTTCAGGCATCTTCTATTCTCGGGAGAATAGACCGTAGGCCTATCGGGGGATAGTCGAGCTACTTTCACTCTACTTGCAACCCTCCCCTTCTCCTACCTTATTTCATGCCCTAAACCACAAAAACAAACACTTCCTACTTTTACTCCGAGGTGATTCGGCCTGGTCAACTACCACTCAACTACCATTACACTCCTACAGGCTCACCCACTGACTTGGCTGAGGGCTGGGGGCTTGACTGCGGGGGTCCCTGGGCAGCTGCGTTGGTCGGGGCTGCCGAGACCCTGCCGCCTGGCGAACCTCCTGGGCCAGCTGGTGAACCCGGTCCTGATCCGCCTCCAACACCGACGGGGTTGAGAACCGGGGCCTTGGACTTGAACCACTTCCACAGGTCTGGAAGGTCCATCTTGTCGCCCATGGACTCCACCAGGGCGGGCACATCGATATGGACACCGAGCTGAGCAGCCAGGGGAGCCAGGGGGAGCACCACGGTCTGGATCAGCTCCATGGTTCGCCGGTACTGCTGCATCGGGTTATCTGATTGGGGTACATAGGGCACGATATCCATGCTGTAGTCGTCGAACTCACCTTCCCGGTGATCAGCTGTCCAGTCCAGGTAGATCTTGGTACCCGAGGGCAGGGACATCTCCAGTTCGGTGTCGGTGAGGCGGTCTTCCCAGATGTGCCAGGCGATCTTCTTCAAGATCTCTTTCTCGCAGTTGCGGACCTGGTTATTCATTTGCCACAGCCGGACATTGGCCTGCTGCAGCTTCATCTCATCCTGACCCAGGGTCTTGGACTCGGCCCTGAGCCCGCCGATAGCCTCGGGATTACCCGCCACCCAGTTCTGGAGCTCTCGCAGCTGAGCCAGGGAGTCGTAGGTGTCCCGGCTATTGCCGCCCAGGTCCACCTGCTTGAAGTTGTTGACATCCGCTGCCAGCTGCAGGACCTCGCCATCGTTGACATCCCGGACGGCCTTGACCTCCTTCTCGCCGGCGGCCATGGAGGCCAGGACGAAGCTCTTGGCTGCCTCGGCCCGGCGTCGCACTTTGCGAACCACGGTGTTGATAGCCTCGTGCATGTCCATCACATGGGCCATGGGCGGTACGGCCAGGGGGTTGTCCGGTGGATAGCTGTAGCCCAGGTCGTTGAACATGCCGCCCTCGGGACCTTCGTAGGCCCTCTCCTTGAGGTAGTTGGTGGTGCTCGAGGGGTTGCCCGGCAGGGTCACGATCATCTTCTCGTCCACCAGGTAGACCTCGCAGAGCCGCAGGTAGCTGATGTATTCGTCCCCGAAGTAGGGGTCCGTCTTGGATATCTGGCTGCTGCGGAGGTTGGCTATGACCCGCATGTAGTCGTTGCGGATCCTGGCCAGCTCACCATTGTCGAACTCGCCGGAGTCCAGGGCGTCCTGGTACCTGAGCATGTACATGTGCCCCTGCCAGTGCGAGGCCGGCAGGAACTTGCAGTCGGGGTCAAAGACCCAGTCATCGATACTGACCGGATCGACAAAGGGTACACCGGGGTCCTGCTGCCAGTCCTCGAAGTCAGCCCTGAGGGGCTTGGCCGACACCGAGGTCTTGTACAGGCCGCAGCTGAAGAGGCTCTGGACCGCACCACGGGCCATGCGTTGGCCGAACCTCATCTCCTTGAGGGCCTGGTTGATCCGCAGCTCCAGCCGCTTGGCAAAGAACCGCAGGTCTTTCTTGTTCCTGGGGGTCACCTTGCACAGGACATTGGTGCCCACGATGTTCGGCAGGATAATCGAGCCGATGGTCATCAGGGTATTGACCGGGTCAGCGGTTGAGCTGACAGTCGAGCCCGTGTTGTAGTAGGGTCCGCACCAGGCCCGCACCATGGCGTTGGAAGAGGCCCGGTACTTGGCCATGCGGAACTCAGATCGCTCCACCTGGCGGGCGAGGATCCTGGCCGAGTTGACCTTGGGCTGGACATTCTTCTCCTGGTAGGTTGTCCTCATCTCTTGGTTGACTTCGATTGCCATCGTAAACACCTGACCTTTCTAACCTCTCGAATCGAACTCTGCCTGTGATACTATCATCTTGTGCCCGTGCTTTAGCCGGGCCCGGGGGTCGTAGTTATGTTCCGCCTCGACCTCACCTGGCTGATCCTCACCACACTCGTTGTACATGTCCACCAGGCCCTTGAACTCGGCTCTGAGCTGCTGGCAGGCGGACATCCAGGAGACATAGGCCAGCTTCCTGAGCCGGTCGTGGTCCTGGGTCAGCTGGTGCCTGAGCTTGGTGTTGGCCACCTTCCAGGGGATGCTGGAGTAGAAGGCCTTGTCTCGATCACTCCACCACTGCTCAAAGGTCCACTCGTCCTGGTTGAGCCCGGAGTCTTGCACATTGGTCCTGGGCGGCTGGGAGGCGTCGGGGTAGAGGGGTTCACCAGTCTCGGCGCTGACGAAGACGCTGCGAGGGATGATGTCAAAGCCGATGGCCTTGGCAGCTGCGTTCTGTCGCTCACCTGGTCTCATGGCTATCCCCTCCCCATGGTAGCTGTCAGGGCCGAGGTGGCCGCTGGAGATCCCTTGCCGTCCCAGCCCGGATCGACGGTGAACATGTGCAGCTCGTCGGTGAAGAAACCGGCCGCACCTGGGCGACCTCCGCCTCCGTAGTGCCCGGCGATCTCGTCACACTTGACCGTATTGCCGTTGCTGTAGAGGCTGACCTTCCACTGGGTCCCGTTGAACGCCAGCAGGATCATGACATCCGCCTGGGCATCACCAAAGGCCAGGCTCGGGGCGATGGGCAGGTTCAAGGCCACGCAGCTGTACCTGCTGTACCTCTGGTGTCTGAACCGGCAGAGGAAGCTGTACTGCTGCATGCACTCGGACCAGTACCTGGCCCTGGCATCCATGATAATCTCTCCCCGCTGGCAGATCATAGCTCCCACGGTCGCTGCATCTTCTGAGGCTAAGAGCTCATCCCACAAGGTGCATTCGCCTGGTACAGAGTCTCGGCCCTCGATACCGGCTTTGAAGGCCAGGACCTCGGGGTCATTGTCGTGGGTCCAGGTATCCCAGCGGTCTATGAGGTCCAGGGCCCGGGGCTTGGGCAGCTGAGAGTAGAAGTACTCCCAGGTCAGCCAGGCTCCGCTGTGTTCGGGTGTCCTGAGGCCGGGAACCTGCATGAATCCTTCGCCTTGAACCAGGTCCACATTCGATTCGTGGTGGTCTATCCAGATGAACTCCCGGGCCCCTTTGCGGGCTATCTCCGAGAAGTGCTCCAGCTTGGGGGTGAAGTCCACGAAGACCAGCAGGCTGTTGGGAGCCGTCTGGTAGAGATCGTTGGGGTTGTAGTTGTAGTCCACCTCGTGCATCATCGCCCAGGGCATGGCCATCAGGACGATAGCACCGGCTGCCCTGCCGTCCAGGTCGTTGTGGTAGAAGCAGTGGACCTGGGTGGCCGGGGGAGTCTCGGTGACCGGCTGGGGTTTGCGGTAGGTGCTGGATGGGTAGCCCACATCTGCCTTATTGAGGACCTCAACGAGCTTATCGCCTTCTGGATCGGGGCCGGTTGTCGTGGTCGTGGTAGAATCCACCTCTTCCATGCTGGGGGCCAGGGGAGGACCCTGAAAGGGTGGCAGATCTCCCTCGAAGACTCTCACCTTCTTGCCGGTGTGCGGGTTCGTCTGGAAATGATACTTTCGTTTTACAGCCATCTTTCTTCCTCCTGTCGTTTGGTTCTACGCTTCCTGTCTTCCTGCTGCTGCCTCCGCCAGTTCAAGGACTGGTACGGGGCGTCATCTACGGGCACCTGGGCCTCGAACAGGGGCAGATCACACGCCGCCCTCCAGCCCAGGCCGCCGGCAACAGCTACATCACCGTGCCGCATACGCAGCTGCACGGGTTCATTCACCAGGGTCTGGTGTACTATCCTACCGAACTCGTCGAAGACATACTGGCCCAGCTGGTGCTTGAGCTCAGCTGAGTGGATCTTGACCAGGTTCTCCTGGATAGCCTTACGCCAGTGGCCAAACAAGTTTTCATCAGAGGCCTCAGAGCCTCGCCAGCCTATGCGATCAGAGCTAACCTCGACGAGCTTGTCCTTGACCGTATCGTGCCAGAGCCGGCTGTAGCCCTCACTGTCGAGCATCTCCCGGATCGTCGTGAGCCCGTGCATCTTGCGGACACAAAGAACGAGGGCCATGTTGAACATTCGACCAAGAGCTGCGGCAACGCTACCCATTTCGTTCGGGGTGAGCTCGTTGGACCTGAACTCGAAAGCCTGCTCCTTGGTGTCACCCACAATACCCACAATCGCACTGTCACTTCTCCCGACACCTTCGCCAATATCAAGGCCCATTGCAAAGGACCTAACGACCCGCTCCATACCCGGTGATTTGCCGGGCGGCTGGGAGTCTGGATGAACCCACACCAGGATGTCCCCATCTTTGGCCTCCTCCAGTTTCTTGGACCTCCGCAGCCAGTTGAACCTCCACAGCGGCGGGGTGATGTTGGGTTCCTGCATCCGCAGCCAGGCAGGGTCAAAGACCGGTTTGCCTATCTGGGCGGTGAAGTTGCGGCAGTACTCCTGCTCCCACATCCAGTCCGGGAGCCTGGCCTTCTCAGTTGCTATGATCTCCGGGGTGAAGGCCACCGGGTCAGCATCGAAAGACAGATCCACAGCCACCCAGCCGGTCTCGTTGAGCCGGGCGGTGATCCCGGGGGCTACAGCTGTCGCTTCAGTGATCTTCACTTTACCTTTTCTCCATTCTCACACAAGGTAGAACTTTCTCCTGGCCCACCTGTGCTTACCGATCTCTATACCCACGAAGGGCATCAGGGCTTCAGACCTGGACTCTGCCTCGTGGATGTCCAGGGACTTCTGGCACATGTCACACTTGACCCTCAGGGGCTGCTGGGGGTTCAACAGGGCTCTCATGACCGAGGCTGGATCCACATTGGCCCGGACCTCAGCCAGGCACAGGTAGCACTGACCCTGGACCGTGTAGCTCTTGGGGTTGGCCCCTTGGCTGGCGATCAACCAGGTCTGGTGCTTGACTATCAATGGAAGATCCTCCTCAGCCAGGCAACGAAACTGGCCCACACGCTCAGTTGGCCTTCTATGGTAAACACGAAGTCGTCGCAGAGCCGGGGAACCCATCGCTGGGAGTCATCGTCCCGGAAGTTCAAGAACCTCGTCCGGCCCTTCTTACATCCCCAGACGGGCCCATCACCGTGGAAGATAATGCCTCTCTTGCCTGGGACCTTCCTCCTGGTTAGGTGATCACAGACCTTGCACGATTGAACCAGGTGCCCGGTGACTCGTCTACATCCGCATCCCATAGCCATTAGGCCACCTTCTTTCCTACGGTATCCTCATAGAGACGCTGGAAGAACGACGGGGCAGCAGTGGACAAGGCAACGAACCATCCGCCGCCCCGTATTGTGGGTGTAGCCGCAGCGTAGGCCTGCTCGAACTCATCCTGGTAGGCCGCCTCATCTGAGAGGATCCCGGCCGAGGTATACGATCTGATGATGGCAGCCCCTTGAGGGACAGCCCAGAGGGTCGAGTGCTGGGTAGGAAATACCAGCTGGGTACCTTTGGCGTAGTAGGGCGGCACCAGCCACGAGGGCAGCTGGCTGAGCATGAACTTGACCCGGCCCAGGAGCCCCTGGCCGGAGTACTGATCACCCACGGCCTCACGCTCGGTCTTGGACTGGAGCATGACCAGCTTGCCCTGGTGAGCCAGGCAGTCCCACAGGGCCAGGGCACAGAACAGCCAGGTCTGCATCATCTGCCGGCTCTTCACGATCACCAGCAGGGGATTGTCAACCCATAGCTCGGTCATGGTTCTTATGTGGGGCCTCAGCGGGAAGTTCTTGATAGGGTGGACCTCGTCGTGGACATCGACAGTCCAGCAGAACTGGCCCAGGAAGTACAGGGGGTGCTTCATGGCCAGCTGCCAGCGCCGCCGGACCTGTTCCTTGTACACCGGCGACTTATAGATCTCTTTGATCAGCTCCCGATCTTCCATTATGGTTTGTCTCTGTTCGTGGTATCATTTGGCGGGGGCAGGAAAGCTCTATTGCCCTCGGGTGCCAGGCGAATCCTGTCTTCAGCCGGCAGCATCCCGGAGATATCAATCTTGACGATACTGATCTGGCGGATGAGCTCGTCCAGGGGCAGGGTATCAGCCAGGATGCCCATGTCGCTGCTGACCCGCAGGTCTTTCTGCTCTCGCCACTTGGTAGGTGCCAGGGCCTGCAGGACTCTCTTAGTGCTGTCCTGGAACTTAGAGTCGAACCCGCCCATGACTGCAGCTCTCCAGATCACGCCCTCCATGATGTTCAGGCCAGACTCTCTACGAGCATCTACCGCCGCCTCGAACTGTTCGTCATTGCGTTTGTAGTCAGCTACCAGGCTGGTTCTGAACCCGAACTGCCGGCAGATATCAGCCTGGGACCAGCCAATTCCGAGGAAACTCAGGAACAATTTCTTCCTCAGAACGGGCAGGTTTTTTTTGGTCGTGTGCCTAAGTCTTTTAGCGTAGGACTTTACGAGCGTTTCCCCCACCACGAGCAAATCTGCCACATAGCGGGTACTTTCGCCCCTTATTCGAGCCTGGTCCAGGGCCTGCTGATCCTTGAGCTTCTGGGTCTCCTGGCGGATCTTACCCTGTCCTTCGTACAGCTCCTTTGCGGGGGGAGGCCCCCCGGCAGTTGCTGAAGTCTTTACCGTACCATTGGTCTTCTTGGTCTTTTGGGGCTTGGTCATTCAGGCACCAGAACCCTCTGCCTCTGCCGTCGATTTTGAAGAATGCCGCACAGTGCCGGCAGGGCCAGGCGTACACTGTGTGCGGGCATTGGGACCCGTCGGTGGTATCCATAGGTTGCTCCGGGTAGTCTCATTCGGTTTGACTCGCAATGTACTTTTCCCAATCGAACTTCCGCAGGGTCCATCCTACAGGTACTTTGACTCGGCCGTAATGGACCAGCCGGTTATTTTGTTTATCGTAGACAGCTACCGAGACAGATTTGTCCCAATGGACCTCTTCGATCATCATAGAGGCGTCGGGGTGCTTGACAATGGAGGGCCCGGGGCAGCCGGCGGCGCTACAGAGAGCCCACAATATCGTCATCAATAGCATTGTTCGTTTCATCGTCGCCTCCGTGGTAGTGCACCTCGGTGGGCTTTTTCTTCTCCTGCATCCAGCCCTGGAGGAGGTGCTTGAGTATCCGTCCGATGAATTCAGCTAACCATCTCATGGTGCTATCTTCTTACTTCGTAGCCGGACTGCTGCAGGGGACCTCCCAAAAGTTCCGCCAAATCGTTCAAAAGTTCCGCCGATCTCAAATCCTCCTAAAATTACACGATACCCCTACATAACCTACCTACAGTCGGTTTTAAGTTAAAAGCCTCGGCAAAAAGTTCCGCGGTAGATGATGGCCATAGGTGCTCTCCGGGGGGAGGAAGGGAAACATGAAAAACCTCGCCTCCCCCCGATTGCTTGGTTACTCCGTCTTACTGCCCTTCACAGCCAGAACTACATCGGTGGCGGTAAAGCTACCAATCACGGCCAGGGCGATTTGGATCACCCGCTCGGTGAGGGCCTGGGCCTGCTCTTCAGCAACACCAAAGACATCAACGAGGATCAGGACCAGGATAGCTATTACAGCCGTGGCAAAACGCTTCGAGCTCAGCAGCTTCTTGAATGCGCACATTCTCACGGCCTCCTAAAAGAGTTGGGGAGCCGGCCAGGGCCGGGGCTCCGGTGGCTTAGAAGGCCCGATTATACCATACCTTGGGGTTTTTGTCAATCCTGGAGCAGCTGGAATACATCATCTGGGGGCAGGGCCGGGTTGGGCCTGGTAAAAAAAGTGAAAAAATTCTTTTTTTCTCTTGACCCAGTATTCCGGCTGTGGTAGGATTCAATGTACCAACGGCTGGAGTATCGCAATGTATTGCACCAAACTAACTGAACCGAGCATATTGAGGACCTGGTGGAAAGTCCACTTCTGCGGT